TAAAATAAAATACAAGCAGCGGCAGTTACCGTCTTGCCCTGCTGACGTCCTTCCATTAACACTACCTTACGATTGTCTAAGATAATCTTTACCTTTTCTTTTTGACAATCATACAGAGAGAATTTTATCAATCCTCTATCAAGCGATACGATATGGCAATAATTCTCAATAAAGTAAATCGGGTCGTTCTGGCATCGTACAATTTCCTGAATTTGTTCCGATGTGAATTCGTGTTGATATCCAATGGTTTTAAGATTGGGATTGCCATGATATGAATTTTCAGTCATATTATTCGGTTGGAGGTATCACAATCTCTTCGGAGCGGTGTTGTTTCATGGCCTTCATCAATTCTGAGGTTGAGCCCACAAACAAATTGTTTTGCGTATTGATTTTCGGTGCATCTGTTTTTTGGAGGTCTTTTTTCCGCTTTTGGACTTCTAACAAATCTTTCGCGACATCACTTACGGTTTTGATAAGTTGTCCCGCTACTTCATAGGCACGAGGATGGTCACTATTCTTAGCGATATGTAAAATACCATCAATCGCGGTATTGCCCTTATCAATTAAGGAATTGAGGGTATTCCGCGCATGCTCCGCATCATCCTCAACTACTGGAAGCGCAGGGGGTGCGGTTTCAACCGAAATTGTTGGCTCGACATCAAATTTTTTATCAAGACTATCAAAGGTCATAATCACTCAGAGGAATAAATGGTATCAAATTCAGTAATGTAATTAAAGGCGTCCGTTGGAAGGGCAGATGATGGGTCAAGAGTGGTCATGATTTCTGTTCCAATTGCTTGTCCACTGGGCATTCCTGCCGTTAATTCTGAATCCGCATATAACCGCTCAATGGTCTTCTTAATGACATGGGCATCGGATACATATCCATAGAAATTCAATTTGATACTAAAATTGAAATCCCATACAATACTTAGGCGGTTATTAAAGCTTCCTTCATACTCATCACTATAGTTTATGCTATCAAGAACGATTTGTAAATCGCGTTTAATACCGAGTTCAGGTATTTCATTAACCGTAACATTGAAATCTGGGTTGAAATATGGAAGAATTTGTTCGACAATTTGAAGTCCGTCATCTTGATTTTTTGCAAAGACACTCAAACTAATATTCATATTATATGGTGTAGATACATAGGCATATTTCATATTGCTATGGGCACTATCTAACGACCGTGTTGTTTGTGTGATAGAGAGTTTGCGACTTGGGTCATAGGAAAGCCCAGTCACCTCAAATCCCATGCGAGGAAGCGTTATCGCAAATGGACGATTCTCAATCTCTGGAAGTTCTTTGATACGGTCAATAAATTTTTGCTTTGGAGAATAACTGAGTGGTACGAAAAGACTTTCAACAATATCTCCATTTTTATCAATACGGCGTACTTGAATGCCATTAAACAGGGTTCCAAAGGCAATAATCGCACGGCGTACATGTTGGTGATAAAAGTGTTTTCCTTTTAGCATTAGTAGTCACCGAATGGATTGTGTTCTGTGAAATCCAAAATTGCCTTGCCTTGGGCTTCAAAATCTTCATTGTCACTAAATTCCACATTCTTCTTACCACTATAGATTTCCTTAATGACACTGAATCCATCTTGAGTTAACAACAAGTCACCAGATTGTAAGAGCAGTTGAAAGCCAAACATATCTTGGGTATTAATCCCTTCTTCTTTGTCAATCTCGTCAACTCCCGTATGAAAATGTTCAGAACTGTGCTGATAAATTTCACATTGCAAACTGAAGACATAAAATTTGCCTAACTGATAAAAGGGGTTTAAGTGTTGAACAAATTTTATTTCAAAGAATGAATTCGTTTTGGGAAAATAAATTAAATCACCTTCCGCAGGACGAGTGGGCAATTGAATTTGTGAATTGTCTTGGGACCCTACCACATCTTCCCACCGTCTGCGACTGACCACAAATGTCGCTTGGTCCGTGATTTGAATACCAAATTTAGTAAATAAATCTCCATCGCCGTCCCATCCTTCTACGTTCTGCAAATACATTTCAAGGGGATAGGCATGGTCAAATTGGCTCAACGTATCTTCGCCAAACACATCATCTTGTTTGATAGAGGTGCGCGGTAAATAGAATACATCGTGTCCATATATTTTGACACTCTCAATGATTAAATCTTCAATGAGACGTTGTTCGCTCGTTGTACCTGAGGTATACCCACCCTGAAAATAATGATTGGTGGACATTCTAGTTTACCTTTGACATATAAAAGGAACCATCTTCACGATAGATACGTTTTCTACCTCGTTTGCTTGCTGCAACTTTTTCTCTAGCTTCTGCATTGGCCATTGCGTTGTTGTACCCTGTTCCTTTTCCTTTACGCGAATTTGAAATTTTTTTCTTACTGGCAGTGAGCATAGGACCTCTTTTAACACCTTTATGTGCTTGCGATTTTTTTCTACGAGTTTCTTCTGATTCTTTTTTTCCTAACTTATTAGAATTTCCACGCATAGCAGAACGCTTCGCATCAATTCCTTCAGTACTCCAATATGAATTTCCTCTCTCTGCATGGAGTTTAGAAATAGAACAAGATGTTTTTTGTTTTTTTTCTTCGATATTATTGATACGCAGCATTATAGAACTATGTAGTTTTTTACGAGAATCATCCCATTGATTTATAGTAGACCCTCCAGCACCACCTGGGGCAACATTATAAGAATTAACATCATCTAAAACTTCTTCTACTAATTTTTTTTCAGCTTCAATCAGTTCTTCATATGTCTCAAAGAATGATAAAATTTCACACACAAAATTTTCAATTCCATATTTTTCAATAGCTTTTTTTAGTACAATTCCTGACCCAAAATATCCATCATTCATGTTGGTTGTACTGTGTCTTCCAACATAAAACTTCCCATTCAATAAGTTGGTAGTTCTATAAATAAAGTGTTTCATCCACACATAAAGTCCACTGGAAGTTCGTAGCGTAATTGCATTTCATCTTCGAGTTTTTCAATCTCTTGGATGGCTTCGTCATAAATGATTTGTCCATTCAATGTCACTCCTCCAGGGAGTTGCATTCCGCCAAATTTTTTCATGTTATCGCCCCACTGGCGCTTAATCAATGCGGTCGCATACCGACGAAGGAACATATCATTATATACTTTCGTCCACTCCTCAGGGTCAAGTGCCCGATAGACTTCGAAAATGACATAATCTCCATCGACAAAGACGGTGTTCATATCGACGTCAATGGTGACAAAATTTTGTTTACGATTGAAGCGAATGTCGCGACTTCCTGCAAACATGTCATCCAATAACTGAAGTTGCATTTTGACTTGCTGATAATAAATGACATCGGAGGACAATAAGTTATACATGTCATTCAAACGGAATTGATAGACCGCATCAAAAATGTTGGTTGATGAACGGCTACTTCCTGCGGTACCAACGGAGAATACGCGAATAACGCCTGTGACAGAATCGGCTACCTGAAACTTTCCAGACGTCCAACTTCCTTCCGTATATCCAGTAAGGGCATTAATATTTTTTGAAATTCCCGACCAACTTCCGGTGACAATTTCACCGTTTTGGAAGGTCCCGAATACATGACGAACTTTTAATTCCGTGCTGCTTTTGAGGGCATAGACGGTAGCATGAGCACCGGACGTTTGTCCAACAATCGGTTCATTCAGTGTAAATAAGGCAGCATCTCCAATATTATTAAATTTCAATACCGAGGCTTCGACTTGTGCTTTGAGATAGATACGCTCAACGCCATCGAAATGATACTCATTCCAATAGTCAAGGGCATCTTGAACACGGTCTTCTACTTGGTCATCATCTACGTTGATTTCAATAACGGGAAATCCGAGACGGCGTAGGCAATAATCTTTTAATTCTTGGCGACTTGTAATGGGCATGGGGCCTCTGACAAAAAAGGTGTGCTGGTACTACTATTTATACAATGTAGTACCAGCACACCCTTCTATATCAAATGTTTACTACTTACCCAACCAAAATCCCGCGAAGGGAATGTAAGTTATTGGGACTAATTTCAACACTTTCTGGGAAATCTGCAATATCAAGGGCAACGTTATTGACCTCAACTTCCAATTCCATAAGGTCACCAACTTCCTTGTTGAAGGCGCCGAGATTTTCTCGTCCAATTTGAATAGTCCCTTCAACGGGTTCTCCCTTTTCGTTAACGCCTAGGACGAAATTTCCCTCACTGTCCTTGACCGCAAATTTGTCACGCACGGTGCCAAGTTGCTCATTTAAGGTCTTTGCAAAGGGTTCAAGCGATAACCGTGCGGTTTGAATCTTCCATGCCAACTTTGCAGGAAACTTCTCATTTGAAAGTTCATTGAGTCCTGACAGGGCATCCATTACGTGCTGATTGGTTAACTTCATATATCCACTCCATGTGTTTAAATAGTGTACTAATGAGATGTGTGTTCCTTCTAATAGATTAATCTAATAGATGTCTCGATAAATGTCAAGTGACATGATATCAAAGTGCGGTAGTCGTCCATGGGGCAATTTTGGTAACCCGTGATGGGTTAATTTTTTCCTGAATTTGGGCTTCAATATTCGCCTTCATGAAATCCAAGGTGGAGATATCATCATGATGATTCATATTTTGGAAAATAGTTTCCACCCACCCTTGCACCGTTTCTTTAGTTAAGGATTCAAATGGGATAAATTCTGCATCAGGGTCTAGCGTGAGACCCACGCTGCTATACATTTCTCCGGTATTTCCTTTGTCATCTTTTCCTTGTAATCTCCAATGGACGGTAAAGATTACATTTTCTTTGCCTTCTTGGGTTGGGTAACAATCTAGGGCGGGGAATTCCCACGTGTATGTTATGGCCATTTGTTGCTCCTATTGAGGTTTGTAATATACGTAGTTATTTATACTATGGTTTTGGATAATTGTTTTTGACCGATAAAATTGCATTATACCATGCACTATCCTTTCCTGGGATGGTGCCGTCATCCATCATATGCCAGAGCATATCCAATTGGTCCGTAATTCTAGGATATTCTCGTTCTCGTTTAAGATTATAGGGTAATTCAATCGGGGCAGGTGGTCCTGACGGTCTTTCCATTTCTACCCACAGAGGATTAATACTATCTTCTTGTCCCTCTGCTATAAAGTGAATGTCCCCTTTGGCATCTAAAAATTGTCGTAACATGATGTAACTCCTTAATAATAATTGACCGATGTACTTGTTTGTACTGCTGCGCTAATTGATACTTTAAAATTATATCCGTAAGGATTTGCCATTATGGAATTTAAGACAAATCCCGTATAATAATGACTTCCCGCATATCCAACAAGTACCACATAACCATTGGTACTTTGATATGCCGTGTAGGCTTGCATACCGCTATAATGTGTACGCAATCCTACATTGATTAACATTCCATTTCCTGAGTACGGATATCCAGACCATGCACATAATATCGGATAT